TTCTATTATCGATATTATACGGATCTCAGAAATGCTCTGTGTATTTATACAGTCTTGTCCTTTCCATCACTTCCCAGTCCTTGTCATCATATTTCCAGTTATTTTCATAGATAGGTCTTCATAGTATCAATCAGCAAAATGATAATAAGTCCCAGTTGCTTCTTTGTATTGCGTCAAATATGTACATTTGCCTCTGCCTTAGATCTACATTCATCATCACTACGGCTAGCATATCTAGTCCAAAATCCCATCCAGTATATACTGGTAGATTTGCTCTGTATGGTACGTCCTCTATTTTTATCATCTGATGAAATAACGGATAAACTGCTCATGATACTGAAGTTTCATAGCTGATATCTACTTCCTTTGCTAAATCTATGCTGGTTCTTTCTACTTTCTGTAACTCATACCGTGCTTTTGTTTTTAATGGATGTTGGTTTCGTAATAGTCTGATTTTATTTATCAGCAAATGTGCATAATCTTTGTGGTTTGTCATTACCTTTCCGTATACATTATCCACTCATTCAGGAGTTCATCAGAATATTCTACAGTTTGTAATATCTCTAGACTTTCTGTATGCTTCCTTGTCTGTATATTTCCATTTTGAAAACTCATCCATAAATACTACTTTTCTACGTCATCATACTCAGAAGTTTTGTCACACATCTCAGTCCATTGAGCATCATAACTCTTTGCTAGATATGTTTTCGTAGTTGGTTTGTAGGTCGTTTGGTTTCATCCATTTCGGTAACCTATCCAACATATATCTGAGCTTCTCAAATAAGGAGTCCATATTTCATTTATCATCTACGTATGTATCCTTATATGATCATAGCAGGCTTGCTCGTCCTTTGAATAGAAATCATCGGAGCAGTATTCCTAATATTAGCCAAGAAAATCCCATATCACGACTTTTTTCTATCCACACATCCGTTTCATTTTCCACACTTTGTACTATATCATTTACAAATTTTGTCTGATACGGATACAGTATAAATGGTAAATGTGGCTCATTCAGTCTAGGATTGTATGTCCATAGCAGATAATTGAAGAAAAAACATGGATCATTTTTACACTTGCTTATAATCTCCATCTTTTTCTCATTTCATTCTACTGTATTTTCTTTTGCCTCTATGAGCATTTGAGCTCTTACACGTAGATTATTTAGCTGTACTTGTTCGATATATTTTTTTCTACTTACTACGCTTGCTTTTTCTTTTTGCTTCAAAAACATTTTTTTCTCTTCTTGTGTCAGAGATTCGTCTATCATACCATCCGTATTATCTTCAGGTATTTCCATTACTTTATCAAGCGTAGTTTCTTCCATTATGGAGCTGGTGTTGCTGTAGGAGTTAAATGTTGTTTGATTCATTTATTTAGATCATCAAATGCAAAGTTTATATATTCTACTTGCCAGAAATTACTCCATTCTCTTACTTGTCCTGAAATATCCACTCTGTTAGCATCATTTAGGTCTGTTTTGTTTCATATTATCCTATACTCCAAGATATCTCATTTTTTCAGTTCTGAGTATAAAGAGCAGAATCCAGTAAGTCGTGGATGCATTTCTCATAAAGTCAAAGTAAATGCTACTGTGCCGTTTGGATCAGTACCACTTGTATTTAGAGTTTTACTCACATTTCATTGAATATGATACACACATAAAGGTACGTCTTCATATTGTTGAGTGTCTGGATTTAGTCTTTTACGATTTATATAAGTATACACTTCTCTATCTGTTGCGTCCAGATTTAGTTCTTCTTTATGGGTTAGTTTGTATATTCCGTCTTGCAGAATTTCCACTTTTCTAAAATCTCATTGTTGTGGAAATTTTACAAAGCGTGGAGTTTGCTTCATGTTGCTGTCATATATGAATCATACTTGATTTACAAAAGCTCATTGCTCAGTTTGTGCTGGCTCTATGTGGCTTGTCATGTAGTTGAATCGTAATATCTCCAAGTGCTTTTCCTTTCTTCATACGATTACGCTACTTCACATTTTCCCTTGATAGTTCTTTTTACTCTCAATAAACGTATCTTCTAGGTTTAGAAAAGTATCCATGTTTTGTGGATCTAGCTGGTGGAAATCCACTTCATGCTCGTTTTCTCAATATTTTATATTATTCCAGTTTAGTATGCTACTAAACAGTTGCTTAAATGTCTTTGCCATTTCTATACTTATAGTATGTAAATTATGCTACTGGAAATTCGTCATTTAGTTCTGGATATTCTTCTCTTAGCTGGATACTCAAATCTACTATTTCTTTCTTTACTTTTGGAGATTCTTCATCGTATATACTTCTTAGAGCTTTCAGTAATATTAGAGCTTTTGCTTTTCTTTTGAGATATTCAGGACTCTTTAGAGCGTCTATTTTAGCATACAATATCCACATCCTGAAATTAAACATAGTCCGTCGTTGTTTCAGCACGCTATATGGTACATGAAATCTAGATTTATGAGCTGGATGAAATCCATCGTTCTTCTGCCAGCTGTTCACAAATCGAAATCCATCTTTATCCCATCATACTAAACATATTGCATGTCATCATATTCTCTTTTCATATGATACTCATGTTTTTAGCTGTCATGCAGATAACTGATTTCGTACTGATTTATCTCATCTCATACACCATACGATAGGATTTAGATTGTAGAGATATCTTTTCATCATTGTAATAGTCTTATCTGTTCCATCCCATGCCAATGTACAGTAAGCGTCAAATGTTGCAATCTCTCCACTTTCTTCTATCATCACTCATAGTTTTAGAGCTGTGTTTACAGCTTTTTCTACATAATCTCATCCATCGTATTTCTTTGGATCATGTCACATTTTAGTCCACAAATCTCTCCAGTCAGGAGTGATTATATTTCTATCAGTTGGTACTTCTCAATTTTTCGCTACAGATAATACCTGTACTCAGTGGCTCGTAGAGTTTGCAGTACATGATCATATAGCTCATTGGTAATTAGTTTCCCATATCCATTTTCATAATGAAAATGATTCAGGCAAGACGATACTTTCGTCAATTTTTATAGCTTCTTCAGCTTTAAAATCCCTTTCATCCACAAATTCTTCTGGTAATGTAAGGCATCATGGATTTTCTAAAATTTCTTCAGGCATGGTTGTAATTGGTAAGAAATAAAAATTACACTTCGAAATTGCTCATATCTTTCTCAGCTTCTTTCTGAGTTTGATAGACTTTGGCTTTTGTTATTCTTGGTATCCAGTCTTTACCAGTCCAGTAATAGCTTCTCATTGTATCAGTTGGATACACTTTTTTCTGGAAGCGTAGTATGTAATATCCATACTTGCTACCATGTACTTTGTAGTTTCGCATTTTGTTATATGTTAGGAGATAAAGGTATTAGAGAGCTTCTGCAATCACGTTTACTAAATCTTCCTTTTGCATTGTATTTGTTTTTTGTAGTACATCCTTTCAGAAAGCAAATATCACATTGTTATCTGGAGCTATATCTTTCTGAATTAATGCTATTTCATGTCCTATGTTTTTTAGAGCGTTAGCATTCATTGCTATGTTATGTCATGCTACTATCTCTCATTGGAGCTTATTCATCGCAGTATATAGATACTTCAGTAATGTCTTGTTATCGTTTTCTATCATTCCATACACTGTATCTACTTCGTTGTGGATTATCTTGTTTACTGCTCGTTTGACTCATGGAGTGCTTGCGTACATTTTTCCCATCACTTGAATTTCATTTTGAAGTTGTTCTAGTTCTACTCATCTATCAGCTTTTTCCTTTTTTGTAGCTTTCAAATATGCTTTTTTCTTTGCTACCAGTTCTTCTCATTTATCTACAAATACGCTCTGATATGCTAAATCACTACTTACTCCACTTGCTATCAGTGCTCCAAAATGTAGCTGATTCATGTTGGGCTTTAGGTTGTCTGTCATTTCATCTATTTCTTTGAGAACCTTTTCTCAGTAGAAATCAGCGTAAATGGTTTTAGAGATTGTTTCGAGATTAAATTTCTGATCTTGCTTTCATTCTTCGATTTTCTTGTTTAGTTCCTGAATATCTTTTGACTGCTTTTTTGGATAGAGATTTACTCATCATGCTTTTTTTCCATAATCTGCTGGTATATCTCATCGTTTTTTAGTGAATCGCTGGTATATGTTTTCAAATGGAGCTTTTGATTTGTTTCTCCAGTTCTCCAGCTTTTCTGTGTAACTTTTTGCATGTTGCCACATTGCTAATTGTCAGCAGTTGTGACCTCACTTTCTTACTCGAGATAGAGCTACACTACTATCAGAGTAAATTGGTATTTTTGGATCATTCTTCATTCTCCGTTTCATTGCTTCCAGAATTGCTAAATATTCTGTTAGATTATTGGATGTCTGTGGAAATTCTTTTTCAAATATTACTTTACCATTATTGACTTCTCCGTTTTTGATTAGTATTCATCTGTAATATCCTACTCATCCTCATCATGTGTTTGCACATCATCCATCCACTGCAATGTAATCTTTTGGTTTTTGTAATTGAGTTTCCATAGGTTAGTACTGGCATATAAAATATATCGGGGTTAGGCTTGTGCTTAGAGAATTATTAAAGGAATTAATTCCTTTTGTGTAAAGAAAGAAATTATATCCCCCTTTTAATTTCCCCCTTAATAAAGAAAGAAATCACACACAAAGTAGATACATCATGAGTCCACTCCCGTTATCTTATACGCTCAGCGTGTAACGTTGCTAGCCATCTACTCATGGTATGGAAGTTTGATAAAGTGTCATTCCTACAGACACATCTGGATACTTCCCCAACATGGCTACCTACATGAGTAGGTAGACGCAATTGGAGGCTTCATTCCTGTTAGAGATTGCCTTTGTTGCGTATGTTTCAACGCTAGAGATTTAGGACTTAGATATCTCTAGTAGTGCATCGGTTATTAGGATGCGATGTCGAATTAGGTTTTCGGTCACGGTTTCCTCGTCCAACATTTTCTTACCCAAGAAAAGTTTGCTAAGGTATAGTTCCTCTATACCACCAAAAAAAGATTGACTCTAGCCATTATCGTAGGAAGATGATTGATCCACGTCTGAATTTTCAGAAAAATCAGAAAGAGTGAAATTCTCGTAAGGATTCCACTTTTTATGATTGTTCCTATTATTTGCATTCAGTACTGAATATTGTTTACCATGTTTCCTTGTTGCTTGTATAGCAGATTTTCTACTCATCCCTTTCGATAATCTTCTGCGAAAAACTCTGTAATCCACCTTATCTCATTCCCAGTCAAGCCAGAATTTTTTTAATGGATCTAGTTTTTTTCAGCAATAAGGACAATCGCAAGCCATCTAATCCGTTATACATTGATATAAAATTTTTGTATTAACGGAAAAATCTCAAAGACTTTTCCTATCTTCGAGATTAGATATTTCAGTCAGATAGTAAGGAGAGCATGTACTTAGGTACTCTCCCAAGACCTTTCAGACGTACCGTCGTCTGAATGACGTGAGCTATTCACAATCGCTATGGATAACTCATAATTTCTACCTGAACTGTGCTTTTTTGTTGCACCTGCAAAATAAAAATATTAGATATTTTTTCAAGACTTTTTCTGCATTTTGGATTGACATTTTTTTCTTGTTGTGTATTGTATGTTTAACTCAATTCAATAAATTAGTAGGTACGATAACTTTTTTATCTGCTTTTTTGTTGCAAAAATGAAAATTACTACTGACCTTGTCGGTGAATTTTGTCTATTTTATGAAAATAGAGAAAAGGCTGTATCTACAATTCAGCACCACCGTCACAATCTTTTTGAGCTCATGGAGTGGGCTAAAACTCAGTGATATTCTGAGCTTAATGTAGAGGATATTACTCTCAAACTTGTGGAGGATTATCATGCATATTGTAGGACTCTACCATGTACTAAAACTTCACGCTATCATGATCTCCACAAAAATTTATCATCTTCTACTATCCAGTGAAAGATACAAGCTATTAAAATGTTTCTAAAGTTTACATCTAGGATGTATCAGATTTGAGATTGGCGATTTAGAATAGAATCTCCACGCTGTATCAAGCCACCTATTGAATGCTTAAATGATCAAGAAATTCAGGATCTTTTAGAGTATATATCTCGTGTAGAAGTTTTTGATATTAATAGATATAGATCATTACTTCTTGTACTTACTGCATATACTACCTGACTTAGATTATCAGAATTACTCAATCTGACTTTTGACGATATTCAGCATCCTGAATCCATGATACGTGGTAAATGAGCAAAGGATAGATTGGTATTTTTTAATAATTGCGTTAGATCTCTTGCAGAAAAGTATAGAATCAAACGTGAGCAAATTATTCCTCGAAATTGAATCATACTGCCACAATCTGACTGGCTTTTTGTGTCACATAATAGAGGACGTAAATGTTCTAAACAAACTGTATGTGGATTGTTCAAAAAATATAGAGAATGAATGCGTCTGAAAAAACATCTCACTTGTCATACTCTCAGACATTCCTACGCTACACATCTTCTGGAGCAGGGGACTGATATCAGAATTATTCAGGAGCTACTCTGACATTCTGATATTACTACCACTCAGATCTATACTCATGTATCCAATATCAAATTAAAATCTGAGCGAGCTAAAGTATTTGTAAATATGGCTTACTAATTGCTTTTTATAAAATTTTATAATTTTCTCTTGAAATTAGAGAATATTTTTGTAGAATGCTTGCGTTGCAATGTGTTCTGAGATACGTTGCGAGTTAGTCATACCACCTTGTACTTGGTGGGTTGTCGGTTCGATTCCGACGGCTGGCTCCAGTAAAGTATCATACTTCGTATCATATATGAAGCAGGACACATGAAGTCGTCCTGCTTTTTTGTTGAGTTGAGAGATTAGATGGCGATAGCAACGTATGTTCTGATTATATTCTCAGCTTAAAAAATAGCTCTATGGGTATCATCAGAACAGTACCATATAGAGCTATTTTTTGTTTCTCATTAATTTGAGCCTTACGATAAAAGGAAGTAAACATGGAGTAGACAATTGGTACACGTTTACATCTTAATTACCACCATGAAAATAGGTTGGATAATTTTAATTGTTGTGAATTTGTTAGTTGCCTTATTTGCTACTCCATATGGAGTTATGCTGGGATTTGTAGAAATCTGTGTTCTGAGTTTTAAGTTGTATTATTGGTATGAAAGGAACACGAGATAAATCCAAATATCCATATGTGTATGAAGTCAAATGAGAAAATCTAGAACCTCATACCATCTGGATGCTTAAACCATTCGATGTAAAGAGGAAAACGTTCAAATGTCCACGCTGTGGAAAATGTGTTTTTCGAGCAAGAAATCAGAATGGTAAAAGAATCATGATATGAGCAGAAAAAGATCATCGATCATGATACTGGTATCCTATTTATCATTATTACGATTGTAAAAAATGATAGAAGTATTTCTAGCTCTTGCTACTTATTTTACCACTCCGTTAGATCAATGACTCACTCCACCTGAGCCAGCTGTTATCCATAAATGATACGCTACTGACTCAGTCGTTCAGGATTATGTAAATTATGCATATTCACTGGGGGGGGGTGACTTCGTTAAACTTATTGAATGTGAAAATGGTAGACGAGATCCGTATAGAATCTCAAAGACAAATGATCATGGAATCTGTCAGCTTAATTATAGATATAATAAAAAGTTTATCAATTCTGATGAATTTCATGACGTTTATAAACAGTTGGATTACTGCTATGAAAAATACAAAGTCAATCCAAATTTATGGTACTGACCAAATAGAAAAATTAAATGACAAAAATGTTCAGACTATGTAAGTGATAGATTTATATATAACGTATAGATATGGAAAAATTATTTGATTTATTAAAACAGCATTGCAGAAAAAGGTACTGATTCAAAGATAATGACGATCTAGAAATAGATACTGATAGTGTCTGGTTCTATCTGTATCTTAAATGAGAAAGGCTCTTTCCAATAGGAGTCGAAACGGTTATCTGTAAAGAGTTTTGATTTATCAAATGGTTAGTAGAGAATGATAAGATAAATACAAGAAATCTTAATCTACAAGTATTCATGAGTATGTTTAGTAATGATGGAACTGTAGAAATATCTTATGAGGAACTTATCCTAATGTTACTCGCTATTAGTGATGAGCCAATAGAGCTTTTAATTAGTCTACTGAAATAGAGAATGGAAACACAAAAGGAAAACACAGCTAGAATTTGTAAACATGGACTACAAATTGAAAGTTGTAGACAATGTCTGTTTGAGGCTTTATGTAATTTAGAGGAGCAAAATGAAAGACTCTGAAAGATAAGCTCTGATTCTAGAACTCAATAAACTTTCTGAATTTGAGGAGCAAAATTTAGAAAGAATGAAAGAGATAGCTCATGTTTTAGTTGCTGATTATATGCATAATGACAATAGAGGAAATAATTGAAAAGATTTGAGTAGAAAGAATAAATAAATTAGAATGACAAATAAAAGAAAAAGATATTGTCATAGATTATCTTAAAAGAAAAAATTGGAACTTAGAGGCTTCTTTAAGTGAGAATCAAAAATATAACAAATCGAAGATAAAAAATGAAAGTGCGAGAGAAAAAGCAGAACTTAGAAGAAAAATAAAAAATTTAGAAGAAGATTTAGCTATGGAAAAAGAATATAGTAGAAAGTTATATAGAGCTTGCGAGGAATTGTATGAGAGAATGTGATATAAGCACTGTATGGGACAATTAATACTTACTAAAATAGACTAATCAGACTTTTATTCCTTTATAAAAACGAAAGATGGCAAAAATCGAACCTATGTACATCACTCCTGAAGATGTACTCTGAACAGAAGTATCAGATTTCTTTGACTTTCAATTTAAGATGGTGGGGGGCAATGCTATTGAATGCACCTATAAATGAGAAAAAATCGATGAAAACATCGGTGCATGATTATTTCTCATCAGAGAACATTATTGTAAATTGAAAGAGAGAAACAAGATGCTCAAGAAGAAAAATGAGAATAAAACAAAGGCGATGGAAGAACAGTTGGCTAATTTTCAGCACAAGAAACATTGTTATTGTAAAGCTATCGCTCAGCATAATGCTGACAAAAACTTTTACAAAACTATCTGTAGTGCTTTCTGACAATTAGCAAAACAGAACGAAGAAGTGAAACCGTTATTTAATAGAGAAAATACTCAATTTAATGTCTAAGTGGGAACTAAAAACTCCAGCAAATTCTGATGGTAGAATCTGTACAAGGTGCTGAATATTCAAGCTACGAGATGAATTCAATAGAAATAGAGTAGGACATAACGGTCGCTGTAGCAGGTGCAGAGATTGTATGAATAAACAGCACCACGAGTACAGAGAATCTACTGATAGGAAAAAGGATAGGGAGTATAAATACAAAAAAAGACATCTAGAAATATGAGACCAGATTTATTTTCACTCTGAAATCTGGGAGGTAAAAGAAAAAAGATACAATTGATACATAGTAAAGTCAATTATGAATTGAACAGAAAGGAAAATAAGCACGAGTGATAATCATAATCGTAGAAATAATAACTGTGTAAGATTTGTGAAGCTAAAAAATCCTATCGTATTGATGGTATCTAAGGAAAAACCTAAATTCAGTGTAGAGAGTGATGGAGAACTTTATGAGCTAATATAAATAAAATGCGAATACGGATAGTTCAAAGTATAACATATCACGGCAAAAGAGGTCGTGGATACCTAAAATTTGAGAAAAGATTTGAAAATATGTATGGGATAGATGTGACTGGAAAAATAAAAAGGAAACTCAAATCCATATTTCATTACATAATAAACAACGATCACGATACTGCACGACAATTCTATTTACAACTTCAAAATCTACTAGATGAAAAAGGACATACAGATTAAAATAAACTGAATGACAAAAGAAGAATTTATAGAAGAACACATTAAACATTGTAAAGCTAGCAGATGTAAAAAATACGATAACAAGAAATTGAAATATAACTGATTACATACACTAGCATATAGCAGAAGAAAATGTGCAAAAGCAAGCCGAAATAGTCATTTAAGATATTTAAAAAAGCAAGATGAAAAAAAATTATCCGAGCAGTAATAAACCATTTGAAAGGGGATTGTATCAAAGTCTATGTGAATGATTATCAATGAATACAGCTTTTACAACTTTCCTAGAGATAGTGATTATATCCGTGCTGAATGTAAATCCAGCCGTGCAATGATCTAGTAGATGGCAGGAAAGAGAAGAGAAATACAAAAGGCTACTGGATACATGGAAAGATAAAACTATCCCAGTGACAATGCTTTCAGATTTAGTCCAATTGATGCAGGAGCACCACGAAGAAAAGAAAGATATAATCTGAGAAATGTATGAGAATTTTATCTGCCAGTGAGAGCATGGTCAATTCTTTACTCCACCACATATAGCTGATTTCATGGCTCAAGTGGTAGAGGTGGAAAATGTGCCAAGCTGAGATACTGTAATAGATATGACATGTGGAAGTGGTAAGTTGCTTATGTGAGCATTAAAGAATAACCCACGAGTAGACTTGCTTTGAATGGATTTAGACCGTAGGTGTGCTATGATGGCTTGCATAAACTGTCTATTCTATGGTGGATGCTGAACTTTCTTAGTCTGAAATTCACTAGCGAATGAGTTTGAAGATGGATGGAGAGTCAGCTATGGAATGTTATATGAAATTCCGAAAGAAGAGTTAAAAGAAATTGATTTGAATAAAAAAATCGAACAGAAAACACAGTCAGTTTCGTTAGCTGTAGAAAAATCTGACACAGAAAAAGCAACGAGCTATAAAGTGTGAGTATGAATACAACAATCTTTATTTTAAATCGTTTATTATCATGAAATTCAGATTTAAAGTTTTGAAGAATTGAGAGCATATTCTTCAATGTAAAAGATTTCTTTTCTGGAAAGATGCTTATAAAGATAATGAAGTACGTTATGTTATACATTATCACTGATATGAAGATGCAGAAGTACTAAGATATAGACCAATCTATCCAAAAACAGATGATGATTATAGGAATTTCATAAAAGAAATAACAAAAGCATGGAATGACCATCGTAAAAAGGTCAAGGAACGTAAGAAACTAGAGAAAACAGATTATTATATCAAATAATTTTTATCTCAAAATATTTATAGGATGGACAAATTAGAAAGTATATCAGTATTAATCGCTTTATGATTCGCTTTTTGGTGCTTCTTCCGTAGTGGGAAGTATTACGATGACAAAGAGTATGCTAGAGCATGTTTCCGACTCATTTGGGGAATGTATATCATGATAATATGTGCTATACATTACAAATAATCAGACTTTTAATTCTTATATTTACACAGATGAATAAAAAAGATATGCCAACAATAGAAGAGGCAAAAAAAGATATCGCAGAAACGGAAAGGGAAATAGAAGACCTAGAAAGAAAGGCTTTAGCAAATCCTAGACTAGCTGGATGATATGAAAATATGATACAAGAAAGGAAAGACTTTATAAGAAAATTAAAAGAATATTATGGGATAGACTAATCAGACTTTTATATTATTATTTATTATAAAATGACAGTAAAAGAACTTATAGAAAAACTAAAGGATTGTGATCCTAATAGAAAAGTATATTTACGAACTCTTTCTAAAGAGGATGGAGTGAAGGATTGTAAATCAATTGTACAAGGTACGGTAATAGAGAATAACACATGATCTACTGAATGACCAGAAGAAAACGCTCTTATTCTTAGAGATTGGTAAAAGTTTTTATTTCTTACTCATATAAATCATGGGAACAAATCCAGTTATCGAAAGACAAAAAGAGATCATCGAGCAACAAGAAGCAAAAATCAAGGAGCTCGAAGCAGAGATCGAAAGACTCAATGAGCTAATCGAAAAGCTCCAAAAATCTTAGAAATAATCTCAGCTGGAAAATCATCAGCCATAAAAGAGAGATATTAAATTATGGGTGCTCATATAACTAAAATACAGTTGGAAGTTATCCACGCACCACCTGAGCAAGTGGTAAAACTACTCTCTCCATAGAGGACGATTTGCGAGATAGTTGTCACACTATCTATTGGTTGCGACGCTATCTGGGTTGCTAGCCAAAACCAGAAAAAAGTAGGAGTTTTTTGATAATGTTCTCCTACTTTTTTAATTTTTTTCTGAGAAAAATTATTTTCTCTTACCTCATCTTCCACATGGCATGATTTATATATGTTAGGATCTAAAAGACTTAGTCAGTGTATTTTCCAGTAGTGAAGTCTATATCTTCATACTTTTCCACTTTCTCAGTAGCTCATAATTTTTTTCTGAGTTTTCTGAATATCCTATGGTATTCATATTTTCTCCGTTTATGAGCATGATGCATTCGTGGCTTTCTACATTCACTACATTTACATAATCCAAATCACATACTAATCTTTGTGCTGTTCAGCATTTGAGTATTTTCTTATAAAATCAGAATTGTCTACTTTATTCTCCTCAAAATATTTTCTGCTATAAAATTCAGATTTTTTTCAAGGGTTGTAGTTTGATACAGGACGGATATATCCCATTACTCTTGTGTATACCTCGCATGGAGTTCTTGTTTTTGTCATGATTGTAATTTGTAAGATATAAAATTATTTTCTCATTCTTTTTGGTAGTCGCAATGCTCATTCTTTATATCGCTGAGATGGATCATGGATATCTCTAGCACTCAGTCGCTCTAGTAACTCCTGTTGGATTTCAGGTAGTAAAACTCTGCTGGTCATGTCTGTCAGGTGTTCTATTTGCTCAGGAAATATCATGTTAGAGAATAATGTATGAATTGCGTCGTGTGTTGTCTTCCTAATTGTTTCTACATTCAGGGAGTTTGAGGCTCAGAATTTGCTACGTGGGCATCGATGGTGGTCGTTGTACTCTTTTTCTTTTCTCATCCAGTGTTTGTCTTATGTGATAAATGCTTCCATGTCTTTTTTCATTTTAGCTTTCTCACTTTTCTCTCAAATCTTTTTGCATTTTTCTCGCTTATATTTTCCTTGTAGTACTTAATTATACTTGGTAATATAGGATCTATATATTTCTCATACAATCTCCAGCTATTGCAATGTATCAGCCATCATGAATAGCTGTTTATTGCACATCGCTCCTTAAATTTTCGTGGGATTCTTCTATTTTGTTTAATTTTCAGATCTCTAGCTTTCTTCTTAAATTTTTTACAGGTTCTTTTTCTCAGTAGTCTGTATCAGTAGAAATATCTATATCAGACAAAATCTACTCATCTCACTGGCACTGGAAAGATTTGATAATTTCATTTCACTTTTAGATTCAGTCTACCTCAAAGATATGCTGTAATTCTCTTCAAAATATATCTCAATCTTTTCTTACTTCACTCTAGTATCACTACATCATCCATGTATCTGATTACGTATTTACATTTTAATTCTTCTTTTAACCAGTGATCGAAATATGCTAGATAGTAGTTTGCTAGATATTGAGATAGATAACTTCCTATAGGTAGTCATCTTCTTCAGGGGAAGCTATCTATTATCATATCGAGCAGATTCAATAAATCTGGATCTTTGAATTTTCTTCTTAGTAGCCTTTTTAGGATTCTGTGGTTTACACTAGGATAGAATTTTTGTATATCTATTTTTAGACAGTATTTACTTCACTCTTTATCTCTCATGTATCTATCCATCAGCTTCATAACCTGATTTCATCATTTCTTTCTTACGCTAGCACATACAAAATCACAAAATAGACTGTTAAATGTACTTTCCATCTGGAGCATTATGGCTCGTTGTATTATTCTATGAGGATAATATTTGAGTTTCCATAATTCTCTAGATTTTGTCTTATCTCGTATTACTTGTACTGTATAATCTTCAGGACTTATATAGTATTTCTTTTCCTTTAATAATTTCTGGATTTTTCATAGAAAATATTCAGGATTGCTATTTACCATTTGTACCTCTTTGTATAGAGCTTTATCTTTCTTTGCTTTTCTATGAGCTTCTATTAAGTTATCCATATCGTAGATTTTTTCGTACACATTTCCGAGTCTTTTCATTTTTTGTTTATAGTTAAATGATATATAATGTTCCTTTACACCGAGCGTTCGATTTCTCTACCAGCACAGCACCCCCAGATTTTTATGTTTTACCAAGTGGTATGGTTGTACAGCTATCATTTAACCGTGTCCAATATTTCCTTTAGGGATCTATTAGACATGTATTTTTATTTCAGGGATTTATAAAGTCATTAAGACGAGCACCGATATTCGTATTCGTATTCGACGCAGATTGATTCACATTCAAATGGAAAGCACCAGCATTCGAACCATTATTCCAATTACCACCAGCATTAGCCAGACGAGAAGCATTCACATTCGCATTATCGCATTTTTTCTCCTCGTAAAGCCATACCGAAGTACTGCACCTGCATAGCCTACAAAGGCGAAGAGAATCGATGTCTTCGACCGTACAACCAAATTTTGTTTATTCTTTTTTGTTTTCTTTTTCTATCACTATCTCCACCTCAGATTCATCAGAAATTCGCTCTCCGTTTGGTCAGAGTTCAAATTCCTTTTTTTCATCTCCAGTTTTGATAATTATTCTGATCTTCATAATTTTTCATACATAGATCTAAATATTGCATGTGGACTCCGTCCACCTCTCCAGTCAAGCTGGAGAGATAGGGGGAGCTCACTTCGTTCGCTAAAGGAACATAAGACGAGCACCGAGAGTCGTACTCGTACTCGACGCAGAACGACTCACATACAAACGGAAAGCACCAGCATACGAACCATCATCCCAATAACCACCAGCACCAGCCAGACGAGAAGCACTCACAGTCGCATAATCGCAATAATAAGTATCGTAATTTGAATTACTTACGGTAGCAGTAGGAGCAAATAATCACTTATTGCTTCATACTATACTTGACAAATCATATCAAGAACCTGTATGTTGTATTGTAGTTCCTGTATTTTCATATGGAGATGAAGTTTTGATATCTCATACAAATCAGCTTAGAGCTGTCCACAAATTTTTACTTCCATCAGTACATATTCATCCTATCCATTCGTGGATATTTCCCCACCAGTCTTCTAGTCAGAATAATTTTACCTGCTGAGTAGCCGACGTAGTTCCATATGTTGCTAATGTTTGAGATACTGTTCATCCTGTATTTACTTTTGCACTTCATCCAGTGTATCATCTTCAGATTACACTTTGACAGTCAGGATTTCAGTATTTCATCATATACAGAGCGTTTATAAACTCTCTCTGATAGAATCCTATTATATCATATCCTGCACTTCCTGTATTTCCATCGTTTGCTCTAGCGTAGTTTATACAGTTTTGCTGAGTAATGGATACCACTGGAGATTGTCAGCTCCAAGATTTTAGTACATTACTGCTATTATACGCTTTGAATGCTCATAGATATAGAGCATCCTTTTTTATAGGGCTTGATAATGTTCATCTACTATGAGCATAGTATTGAAATCCATCAGCTTCAGCGTCTGGATTGTCTGTAATAGATAAAGTCACTGTACTTCCAGACTTGCTCATTTTGATTCATAGTCTAGG